TGTTCTTTAACTGAAATAGTTACTGATGGTTTATGTTCACACCAGTATTCTTGATAAATCTTCCAGAGTTCCATTTGTTCAATGGCTGTCATATCATAACGGAATATGGCATCGTCTGGACTCTTCATTGGAAATGAAAAGACTGTTGTGTGTTGTGGTTTCATTACATCTGGTTCATTAGGGAATCCAGCATCTTTCATGAATCTGCACAATGGATCTTTATTGTCAGCACGAACTGTTCTGATGTAATAAGGATTGTGTCTTGCATGAATTCCAGATGCACTGTCTACCAATTGTGAAACTGTTCCACTTGGTTTGACACAAGTGATTGCGGCTGATTGATTAATTCCCAATCTTTCAGACCATTCTTTGTTTGTGTCAACTGCAACTTTCTTTAGTTCTTCCAATGTTGATCTAAGAACATCATGTCCTTTAGAACCGTTCATAATTGGATTATCCATGATGCCTGTCAAAGAAACACCTAACAATCTTTCTTCTTCACAGTTCATCTTCCATTCCTTGGAAAGATACTTATAGTTGGTCAGAGTACTCTGTAGAGTACCTAGAATCGTTGCTACGGTGACTTTATCTTTAAGTGTCTCTATGATGTCATCTTTTCTCACTACAACTTCGGACAAATTGCAGGTTTCTCGACTTCTCAGAATAATCTCGGAACATGGATTGGTACCGAAATCATCTCTTGGTGCACGGCGAATTTGATCTCCTACATTCAGTTTCTCAACTTGTCTTTGTGCTGAAGAAGAATTATAAATTCCACGTTCACCAGATTTAGAATCATAGAGTGCCAACCATTCACGCATGAATGTTCCAATATCTGGTTTCTCTTTGTAGTTCACAGAATTGTTGGCCAATGCTCTCTGTGCATTGTTTTCCCACCATTGTCCTGATTTAGCATGTCTCATCTGTTCATCGGTCAAGTTGGAGAGTGAAATTAATGCACTTCTACGGACTCCACCAACAACCACAATCTCTGCAATCTTACAGACAATATCATGACATTCTACTGATTTGAGTTTTCTTCCTTTTGCATTCTTGAAAATTTCAACAATGAATTTAAACAAGTCTTCTAGTGGTTCTGGACCTGATGCTCTTCCACCAAATGTCTTCAGTGGTGCACCGGCTGGTCTTACCTTGGAAACATCCCAACTAGGAATTAATCCTTGATACAAAAGTGAAATCAATTCTCTCAGTGATTTTGCCCAACCAAGTTTAGAATCTGCAACAACAATACATGTATCAGTTGGATAAAATTCTTCTGCAACTACTGGCAACTTGTTGACATAATCACGTTCTACAGAAAATCCAACTCCAGTTCCATTCATGAGTACATAAAGAATTTCATCAAAACTTTTTGGTGAATCAACTTTTACATATGAACAGTTATATCCTGCCATGTTTTCTTTTTTGAGTGCTTCTCCAGCCGTCATCAGACAACGCATGGAAGGCATCACTCTCAATTCTTTTACTGCCTTTTCTAGATAATCTTTTGTTGTTGGATCAAGTTCGTAATTATTATTTTCTAATAGGTGTTCTTCAAAAAAATTGAAATATCGTTCAACAGTTTCTTCCCATGTCTCTCTTCTTTTCTTGTTATAATCCCATCTTCCATATCTGCTCAGGTGAATGAAACTCTGATATTCCGTAGGTAATGGCATGTGTATCTCCTATATTTTCTTCCAGGATGAAAAGACTGCCAATCCTTCCAAACCTGAATAAGTGTTTGTATTTATTATTTGTTGTATTTCATCTGTTGACATTCCAGAAAGAACCATTTGATTGATGTCTTTTGACTCAATCTCCTTTGGCCACAATACGACCTTGTAATCTTGTTTAAGATATTTTTCTATATTCTTACATATTTCTTTATTTCTAGGTTCATTATCTGGAATAAGAATTGAATTGCTTTTGTATTTTGGTATTCTTAAATCACCCTGTGCAACAGCAATTCCATTTTGAATGAATAAACTATCTATCGGACCTTCTACAACATGTAAAGGTTTATTGAAATTTGCACGATTCAATCCGAAGATTTTCTTAATCTTCTTGTTTAAAATAGTAGTTAGATATTTAGGTTGTTCCGAACCAAAGGCTCTACCTTGAAATGCAAATAATTCATCATTTTCATCATAGAATGGAATAATCATTCTAGGATGGTCATTTATAATCTTTGACACAGTTTGTGTCATTCTTTGAGAAAACTTAAAGAACTGAGGAGCAAAATATAATTCTCTCCAGTGTTCTTTTGGTATCATTCTTTTTTTGAATAAAATCTTTGCTGGATGGTCATCATTCAATTCTGCAAAAGATTTCAAACTGATTGTTTTCTTGGGAAGAATATTCTTCGGAGTGGGAACACAAGTTGTTGGACGAAATCCGCTAGCAGTCTCTCCTTCTTTATATTTTTCCAGAAGGTATTCTTTGTATAGATTTGCATCTATACGTTTTAGCAGATTTGCAAATGTTGTGCCAAAACTACAATTGTGACATTTATAGAAAAGGTCTTGTTTGACCTGATATATGAATCCTCTTGCCTTTGATTTGTTCTTCTGTGAATCTCCACAGATGGGACACCTAAAGTTCCAAAGATTTGAGTTCTTGCGAGTGAATTTATCTAGCCTTGGCGAAAGCAATGAAACAAACTTGTGATCAATATAGCTCATAACAAACTCCTGAGAAAGGAATTATATTATACAATAAAACAATTCAATTGTCAAGAAATATTATTTATGAAGTCCAGATTGGCAACTTTTGTATAATGAATCCTAGAACAATGGAACCGCCAATGATTAGCCATCTCCATTTTTCTAAAACTCCTACACGATTAGAAATTTCAGAATGCAATTTTCTAAATTCTTCATTTGTTCTTTTGCTATGCTCATCCATTGCACTGACAATTCTTCTTTCAGTTTCGGCAATGTGTTGAAAAGTTTCCTTTGAATTCGTTGTGATTCGGGAGTGTAATTCTTGGATATTTTCTTGCAATTTCTTTTCCTGATGATCTAGGGTATCTTCTTGCCTTGCAAGTTTCTCTTCGTGTACAGCCATGATTGTATGTAATGATTGTGAAACCTCAGCAATCTTTTCTATCGCTGAATCTAGTCTTCTATGAATGTCTTTTAAATCGTCAACATCCTTTTTAAGAATTGCAACATCTGTCTCAATACTCATTTCACTTGAACCCTATTTTTCTTAATTGGTTGATGGTTGATGCAGCAGAAGTGTGATGAATACCTATTCCACCTTTTGCTTCAAATTCTTTCACGTTTTTAATCATATCATCAATCAACAAAGTTCCCTCTTTTGCATAGTCTTGTTTTTCTTTTCTCAATACCAAGTGAATTTTGTTTGATGGAAAGTTAAAAGTTTTCTTCATCCATTTGACTTTATCACCTTGTGATGTTTTGCTAATCTTACCTCGTTTAGCACTTGGATATGCGGTCAGAATGTATAAATCATATTTACTAATGAAATTCCATAACTTGTCTGCATCAGGCATTTTAGGAAGATTTGCATACAAATCTAGTGGCAATTGATCCCATAAATCATCATTAAATTCTTTTCCAATAATTTCTTTTGATCCTTTTAAGAAGTCTGCAATGACTCCATCCATGTCACAATAGATTCTTGGAAGTTTTTGTTCTTCACTGAATGTCCGAAATGTCTTTAGCTGATTCTTCATAATACTCTATCAATTCCTTTTGTTGTAAAATATATCTTCTAATGTCAGATACATTTAAAGATAAGTTTTCATAATCTTTTGGAGTTAAAGCAAAAAATACAATCACTCCATTTTGTTCTTTTTTCAATTCATCAAAAAAAGAATCAATGGTTTCTTCAGTGACAACATACCATTCCAGACCATTCATCTTCAGTGGTTTAGGTCTTGCTTGAATGGGAATTTTCTTATCAATATATTTAGTTTCTACAATAATCTTGGGTGGGGGAGGTTCAGGAGATGAAAAGAATGAACAACTACTAAGGAGTGGTAGGGACAGCAGTAATATCTTCCAGTTCTTTGAAAATTTTAGTTGTGGCATCATTCACTCTTTTTTCTATAAGACCTGGTTTTGCTGTTGACAGTTTTGTTAGATTATGTTCATTAAGTTTTTGTTGAAGATCATCTTGATATTTTTCAGCTTCTTGTAAATCTTTTTGTAACTTTTCTTGAAGAAGCTGCATTTGTTCTGATTCTTCTCTCATTCTATCAATTGCTTCATTTGTAACTTTAACAGCATTTTCATATGCTGTGATGTTCTTTTGTAATTGTATTATGGTTTCTTGTGAATCTTTAAAATAAGAATAACCTCCATACAATACTGTTCCAAGTATACCTAAAACAATCACTGTTGCATAAAGTCTAATCATATTTCTTTTTATGGTTCTTTACAATATTTAGAATTCTTCTAGGTTGTGTTTCTTCAAAAGAAAGTTTCTTGTTAGATGTTTTAAAATCTTTCTTTCTCATAATTGTTTTGGCGACAAGTTCAAATTCTTTACCATCCCATTTCAATACGAATGGCATGTTTACATCAGTTTTCATATCATTTAAAACTGCTTGTGCATCATCACCAAGTTCTGGAATTTGTTTGCCATACTTTTTGTATGCTTGTTTGAAAAGTCTAATTAATTCAGCAACTGTAATTTGTCTTTTATTTCTTTCATCATTGACACGATCCAAAAAGTGTCTAGTAAATTCAATATCAACACCTACTGATTTGTAAAGTTTATCAGCATATTTTTCTACATTGTCAAGGTCTGATTTTGAAAGTTTTGCAGAACCGGCTGAATCATTTAGTGCTGCAATTGGTTTATATGTATCTATAGGAACGTATGATGATGCCATTATTCGTTATCCACTAAAATTAGTGTGTATTCTGATGTAACAAGCGCATTTGAAGAACCTCTGACTCTTACATCAAGATCAGTTTTTTCTGTAAACTTGATAGGTACTGGATATTCATAAGAATAATTATTCTGATAAAGTGCCATGGTTGATGTTATTCTGAATGCTCCACCTTCTGGTCTTTGAAAAAATCCTAATACTGTTTCTTGATTCTTTGATGCAGTAGCATACCAAGAAAGCATGTATCCTGTTTTACCTGCTGGAATGGTGTAAAATGATTGTAATGTTTGACCATATCCTATGTCAATAGTTGTTACAACTACTGATCCAATTTTAACAAGAATGGTTCCAACATTGGAACCAGATGATATGAATGCACGATTTACACGGGTAAATACTGTTTGTCCAGCAACAGGAGTTGCACCATCAAGAGTTAATGTTTCAGATACTGGTTCAAAATTTAGATCAAGTCCGCTTACAGTTACATCCATAGTATCTGCACCTGTACTTTGAACTGTAATAGTTCCTGATGGTGTTGCCCAAGGATAAAGATCAGTAGTTGGTGCATATGTCCAAATTGTATTCCAACCACTACCATTTGTTGCCCAAACTGATCCAAATTTATGAACACCAGAATAACCTGCGAGATCACCTGCTGAAATAACAACATTAGAAGCTGCACCAAACGTGTTAATAATATTTCCATCTTCATCGCTAATCATCACCACTTCATGATTTGTGGTTTGTTGTGGAAGATAAGCCTGTGTTAGTTTACTCCATTGTGCCATGTTATTTTCCTATTTTTTTCATGAAATCATTCCTTCCCACCAATCAGCGTTTGGATGATCTTTATCGTATTTCTTTTGATCAAACACCCATTTGACTTTTTTAACTCTCTGTTTTAGGGTACCTTTTGTTTTACATTTAAAACATTCACCCATTCTGTTATGTTTAAAGTTTTCTATATATCCTGCTCCACCACATTTATCACAAGTGACATCTTCAACATCATATTCTATGGTTTTCTTATAATATGGATTTTTTTCTAATTTCTTTTCTTCTTCTTTTTTTCGTTCTGCTTCTTTCTTTTCTAGTTCTCTTCTTTGTTTTGCTTGTTTGAGTGCTTGTTGCGAACTCTTTGTTGCTCTTAACTTAGAAGAATCTTCATCTTTCTTAGCTTCTTCGTATCCTTTTTTATATTCTTTTTCAAGTTTGGAATGAGTTTTTACATCCATTCCATTTAAAAATCCATTAACAAAAACAACATCTTTTTTTGGATTGTTTTCAATTCTTCTGCTATATGCTTTCTTTCCAAAATATCTTGCTCTGACTAAATCATCATTTGTTAATGATTCATTCAGATATTCTTTGAAAGATTTCATTTCTTTTTCTCTTGTCTTTTTTCTCTGGCAAGATTTAATCTCTTCACTAATTCTTTTACAACTTTTGTACGACCATCATATGTCATATCTTTTTTCTTTTTCTTACGAATATCAAGAGGGACATCAGGATTTGCAATTGCTGGGCCAGTTGAATTAGTGGGTGCTTCTTCTTTATAAATTCCAGTTTCTTTATAATATTTGTCCATTAATTCTGCAAAAGTAATCATTGGATTATCCTATATCGTCTATTGTGATGTAGATTGTTTTATTGGTAGGAATGTGAATGGCAGGATAAACATCAATGCCAAGAACATTATCGGCAGGTTCTGTTCCTTCAGGAATAAGAATTTCATCACCAATCTTTGCGTATGT